AGGGTTTTTTGGTTCACTAAAATCAACATTTTCAGTCAAAACAAAATTTAATCCTGTTTCGGAATTAAACCGAGAGCCTCTTTTTAAAATAGGAATATATCGAGCGTCGGGGCCTATGCCAGTTGTGGACGCAGGAACCAAAACATAAAGAGCCACCTTGCCGAATGTAGATGGCCGGCCCGTATATTTATAGCCCATAATTCTACCATGGCGCAGCACATTATCAAACTGATATGCCGTGTCCAAAAAGGTTTCATTGACATTATAGTCCATATAAAACGAAAGTTGATCGCCCACATACGCAACCGCGTCAACCATCATGGCTCCAAACGATCCTTCGCTAAAATCTTGGAAAGAATCGGGATACAGTCTTTCAGCAATTTCTAATAAATCTTGCCGAATACTTCCAAACTCACGATGTGTGTAGTCAATGGGAAGTATCTTTTTTTGATCATCGGACATAAAAAACCCTCAATTTTAAATAGTAAATTGTAACAATTCTGTTACGCCAATTCTTGGAATAGCAAACTTGATCGCTATGGCCAATTGATTTCCATCAATTCCTCCAGTACCAAAAGATATTTTTTGTATGGCCACATAGGGCATATAAGCCTTTACTTGCTCTCTAATTTTATTATCTATCTCGCTATAAGTTTCATGTGTAGCTTGTTCAAATAAGAATTTTTTCATGCCTACCCCATACAAGGGGGCCATTACTCTTTCGCCCGGGACTGTCAAAATCAACATCTTAAGATTTTGTTTAACCATGTTCTCAAAGTTTTTTAATAACCTAAACCCATCGCCAGAATCTCTAGATAGCGGTAATGCTGGTGCTAATCCTGCCATTTATCATTTTACCTCGTTGCTTATAATTATCATCAATCTCGTTTTTCAATCACAAAGTTCGTCATTAGCGTTAAATGGATTTGTTCTCAGCTTTCTACGCTTCCACCATGGAAGAAGTTGTTTTCCAGGGGCGGGCTTGAGAGCGCCACGTAGTTTTTTCATCGTAAGCTTGCCTGGAGAGCCAGCTTTGGAAATCTTACCGGGATCAAAATCTCTAGAATTATAATATACTTTGAACAGTTTTTTAATTCGATATGTTGAATTTCTTAGCAACTCTTGATCCCAATTGTCCCACTCCAGCACGCCAATGCCGCCTAAGAAGCCAGGAGAGCGATCTTTTGCCGAAGCCCACGCTCCATCTGGTGCTGACGAACTGATAGACTCTTCAGAATCTAAAATAGTATTAAGTTGAGACATGGCGCCTAGTTTTACACTTTCAACCACAGTAATTTCTTCTCCGGATTCGTCCTCTTCGGTTGTCTTCTGGGGAACTGCCTGCAATCCAGGCTTTGTTATGTTGTCAAAGGATAGTCCTTTCATGGTTGTCTCACCATCAGCCACCGTTAGCTCGCCAATTGACGGAAGCATGCCTATATCATTATAAATAGCTGCTAACGAGACCAACTTATTAAGAGGGAAGATATATTGCCCGCTTAATGTAAAGATTTGATCATCTTTCAAATGATTGACGAGACACAATAACAACATACTGTTGCTTGTGAGCGACTTAAATCTGCTTAATGGCAAATCCAAAGCATCAATTTCGACTGTGGTAAGCTCATAGGCGGTGCCTTCGACATCCAAAGAGAACTTTAATCCGTAACGAACTCCGAGTTCTCCCTCAATCCCGGTAGGATTGCCATCTTCATCTTCTACGAGTGTCATAGTGCCGGGATATACTTCGGAAATAAGCTGTGTTAAGTCCGAATTACTTTTTATCTCGTCTACTGCATCATCGGGCGCCATTTTCTCGCCGTTAACGGAAATATATTTTTCTATAATGAATGGCTGCGCAGGATCATTAGCCGGCGTCACGGTGTCGATATCATCAACATCTCCTATTTCAACAGAAATAATATTTGCAAACGGCTTAAGAGTGTCGTGGGCTTCCTCTTCAAGATGATATTCGCCGGCCATATAAATGGGCATGCCAGTTTCTTCATCGAGTTGAACATGATAATAGCCAATGTATTCTTCACCGACACCTAAGCCAGTTTCATCAAGGTCTTCGGCCACTACCAATTCGCCGCCGGTGGTGTAATACGGCTCAGACACATCTTCGTTCTCCTCAAATGGAACTTCTGGTAAGTCTCCGTAGGTTGCCTTAAAAGACCCATCATGGTTCAAGGCGCTATTCATGGTCAAAGAGCTTCCTTGGGTCATATTTTCCATGAGATAATATTCTAAATCATGTATTTCGGGCGCCATCCCCACGCGCTTTAAGTTCCCCATAAATTGTTTTGCCATGAAGTTCAGCTGTTGAACTACAAACTCTTTCATGATAAGTTTGGCGTCTTCTTCAGTCGCACGGACGGCCTCTAGGGCCTTGTCCAACCTGTAGCTTTTTAAGAGTTGGAATCTGCCGGCATCCCCAGTATCTCTGGCTTCTTTTAGCTCAGGTTTAAAAGGATATTCATACTCTTCCTGTATGTCGTTTAATCTAAAGAGGGCCTCCAAAACAAGAGCCGGCGCTTCTATTTTCCCAGCGTCCACCAAATATGCGTAAGACTGGACACACTGCTCTAAGAAGCCATACCAAAATTCATCGCCCTTAAACACATTAAACAATTCCCACCAAGGAGATCTAACGTCTTTAAAGGTTTGTTCCATGTCTTCTACAATAAAAGATGCATACGCAGAGCTAAAGACTTCGGGGAACTTCGGAGCAAATTTAGTAAAGGTTGGGATTGCTTTGATAAAATGTACGCTCGCAAAAATTCTAATTGATGCTATAATCAATCCAATCATGCCAGCTTTGGCTGGACGTTCCATAATTCGATTATACGGCAATTCAACAATACAATCAGGGTCGGACTTAAGTCTTTCGTCTTCTGGAATTGTGGGGTAGATATCATCAATCATGTCTTGGATTGAGTCGAAATCTACTAAATCAGTATTGTTGGGTTTACACGGGCTCAACTCAGGAAAGAAAACATCTACAATGCCCATCCAGCCCTCTGGCTTAAGCGGTTTAATGTAAATGGGTGGGCGCACATAGCTGCCTCCAAACTTCCCCGGATCTAGATAAAATACGCGGGTTTCTTCCGGAGTGCCGGCCTCTTCGTTCTTGTATTGGTCATAGCTTATGCCCAGGACCATATCTTTATTTGTATAATCGGCATCTGGGTATGCTATCCATTCGCCATCATCATTAATGCCATAGGCAATGTCTTCTGTGGATAGGTCTTCAAATTGGGCCCCGAAATTCCACGACGAATCTTCCGCTTCGGCTTCCATGTCGGCAATGTCTGCGAACACGGTCGATGAGAATTCTTTCATAATCTCGCCTCGGAGTGTTTCTATCTCAGAAGTCGTGATAGAGATATCACTATTTTTGCCTTTTAAGATCTCTTTTAATAAAACGGATTGAGGTGTGTATTGCTGTTTTGTTTGAAATGTTCCTAAGAATTTGGGATAGTCATCCAAGAAAGAAGACATGGCCGTGCCATCCTTAGCGATACCTTGCAAAGTATTATCAACAGACATAAATTCATACTTAGTCGTTGTTAACACCGATAGGCCACCATTCTGCAGCTTGGCGCCGGCGCCTTCCTCCATATCATCCGAAGTCATGTCCGACTCGCCGTCGAAGCTACTATTGAGCGCGCTTCCGCCCATGGCTGCAGCCGCCACATTTGTATTGGCGGCCAAATTAACTCTTTCTTCGATAAGAATGCGCATGTTATCGCTCATGATATTGACAATATCCCCATCTTCGTTTTCTTCAAGGTCTCCTATAAACGCTTTAACATCAAAGCCCCATGAATATTCTGATTCAGCAGTAGCCTTTAAGCCCTTGGCGTTATCGTCAAAAGAGAATGTTAAATCCGGATCAGCCTTGCGGCCCAAGGTTGTAAATTTAATTCCCGCGATTTCATCGTTCTCAAGAAATGGTTCCATTTCTGTCTTATAACCATAATCGGGGAGCGCTAGCAAGTCTAATTGGCCAAAAAGACCATCAAACCCTAGTTCCTCCATGGTGCTCTTCCAGGGGTCGTCGGGCTCCCATTCATTGTTTATATCAACTGTGATTGAATCAGATACCGAATCCATAGTTTCTTGTAAGTAAGCAGCGACTTTAGTCGGGAAAGCGCCTTTCTGGAAATTTACCATAAAGGGTACCAAGGCTAATGCCAAAAGAGGGTTCCACAAAAACAGCCCAAGCATGATTTTATCGTCTGGCGCAAAGTCGCCATAAAAATCAACGTACATCGGGTTCATTTGCGCTTTTCTCATGTGTGCCGTCAACGGGTTGCCCATCGTATCTGACAACATCATATTAATCATGCCCCAATTATCTTCGCCCGGGCCATTGCCTAACATATCGCTAGAATAATCTATCATCAATTGTTCAAAATCGCCGCCGAGCGCGCTAGTTGCTGTAGAGGCTATTACTTCTGGCTCAAAAGGCAAAATACCATTATCACAGCCCGGGTCAGAAACCATAGGGGGTAGATTGTCTTCCAGATACCCAGCAAAGCCTTCAGGAGAACTAAGCGCCTGCAGTACGCTGCCTAGATCGTCTAGATCGTCTATCATTTGTCCTCTCATGTTATCAAACATTTCGGTACACTGTTCTGGTGTCGCTCTACCATCTAAAATTTGGCAGCGCATTTCTTTAAAGTTATCTAGCTTTTCAGGATCCAAACAAATTGTAGGATTAGCAGGCGTAGCATCATTCGCCGGGATCTGGTCTGCAAAGTCTCTCATAGTGTCTTTAAAAGCTGCCGGCATAAGGTTACCCATGTTGCCAAGTAAACTTCCGATAGCATTCTTATTGGGGATAGCGGAACGATAATCTGGATATTCGTATTCGATAAGGCTGTCAAGAATTGTCAAGGTGCCATCGGTCGCATTTCCAAGAAGAGCCTGTGTCAATTCAAGTTGTGTCAAAGAAGCTGACAAATCTTCTGCAAAAGCCAGCGCTTGTTCTTCATTCGCCAAGGCGGCACCACCAACGCCTAAAGATGAAATCATATCGAGGATTGTATCGTCAATCATGTCATCATCTGCGTCTTCGCCGCATATCGATTCTTTAATCACGTTGCGCAAGTTATCTCTGCCTGTAAGCAAGTCAGGCAACGATGCGGCTATGTCTCCAACGGCCTCCAAAGCATTACAAATCGCATTTCCAATAAGCTCACACAATTTAATAATTAATTTAACCATGATTTTTATGAGCAACATTTGAATGGCACACTTAATGGCTTCAAACAAGAGACGAAGAAGGTCTTTTACTTTAGGAAGCCACCCAAACGGATTCTGTAAATCGGGCCATGAAATATCTTGAATGTTACGACAGAACGGAAGCTCAATGTCGTGGATCCAGTCCATCAGGCCAGGATTGAAAATTGGTGGTCTAGGGCAGTCCAGAGCCACTAAAATACTCGAAATTAATTGGGCGCCCGGGAATTTATTAAGTTCATCTGCTAACTCTAAGAGGTTCTCTTGGTAGACCTCTAACAACGCTTTAACATATGCTTCTAACACCACACTAGAGCTAAGCTGATTGCGACTGTCTTCTCCACCAATGTCCAACTGTTGGGCCAAAGTTCGATTTTCCGAGGAAGGAGACGATTGCATCTCTTCGGCTGTCATGCCTGTCGTAGATGGGCTGGAGGACTTTTCTTCTTCAGACAAGCTTTCGTCTTCCCACGGCTTTGTATATTCTACTTCGCCAGCAATTACGTCAGACAATTCTTGATTTGAAGAATCTTCTTTGAAAATGTCGCCACTTTCAAGCTTTTCTTTAACTAAGGCGTCTAATTCCGCTTGTTTGTCCGCAGGCAATCCTATAAATAAATCACCAAAATTATTAATTGACATGGCTTGCAAAGCCGACTGGATCATCGAACCCAGCGCCTCTTCTAAAGTAAGGCCGCCGAACAAACATTGAATTGCTTCCATTAAAATATTAAACAAGCCACAAAGTTTAATTTCATCCCACCCTGCTTTCCATATCATATCAAGCTGTCGCTGAATAGCGCCGCCGGGAGCGCCGCCGCCAGCAATACAACTGGCCATTCCACTGCCGCCACCGGTTCCTTGTGGCAACAAACGAGCACAAAACGAATTAAAAGGATTGTCCTGTTTTTCTAATGTTTGGAAAGCTTGCTCGATGGCCATACCATACATGTTGCCTTCCGCGTCGGAAGCGTCACAATCTTGCCCTACATTAGCATGGCCATGAAAGGATCCTTTAACGGGATAAATTCCAAAATTAACTTTTTCACAAGTAGCATCGCCTAAAGACTCCTTGCACAAATTAGTATGAAACATATAAGCAATTGCGTCACCAAGGCTGAAAACATCGTCTAAAATGTCCTGTCCTAGTTGTTTGGCTTCTTCCGCCAGGGCATCAGCAACACAACTGCCGGCCGATGCATCCGCTTCTAATGAGGCACCGCTAGCGTAAACTGACGGGTATGTATATTCTTCTAAAAATTCTGTCCATGGTTTGGGAACACGCGCAGTTAAGTCTGTCTCCATGTTTACCATGTTAGCAAAGTAGGCCATGGCCGTAGGATCTTTCCACGCCGACTGTGCATTTAAATCATCACATTTCTTCAAGAAAATAGTCGGCTTACTTCCACATCCTTCCGTGTAAAATACAAGTTTTTTAAGAACATATTCATTGGTGAATGTAAAAGTAATCTCAGTGATCGCATCTGTACCACTAAAAAGGCCGATTCCCCCAACACCAGGGATATTATATCCGTGCTTGTTTAAAAAGCCTTCTAATTGGGGAAGCACATTGGACATAACGGAGGCGCCAAATCCCCAATCCCCATAGTTTTCTAAGTTAAAAAGACGATCATCCTCTGAAAAAAAGATATTTCCGCTCTGAACGGCGCGATAAACTTTGAGGTATCGATTATAAAGGGCTAAGCCTTTGCGGATCTTCATCATCTTGGGATCCATGTCAAGGGCGGTATAGGTTACTTCAACGTCGCCACTTTCACTTTCTTCGTCGTCTTCTTCGTCAGCTTCATCTAAAGCATTTAGTGTTTCATAAGGAACCGAATAAAGCAACCTTAAACGAGACTTATGGCGGATCTCTAACCAATAATCGGTGTATTCAATAACATCTTTGATAAGCTCAATCGAAGCATCAGAGTTATCCTTTCCATAAACCTCCAAAAGCGCTTCAATAACTCTATCTTCGTATTCTTCATAAATTTCTTTTAAAGCCGCTGCAGCTTCTTCTTCGGTTGCGCCATCGGGGGCACCGGTCGTGTCATAGTCGCGTGCTGTAATAGCAATCTGATACATGCAGTTCTTTTCATTTAAAAACGGCTCGTACTTCGTCAAAGTGCGCCAATTCGAAACAAGCGCATTTGGATTCGGAATGCAGTCTGGACAATATTTAGGCTCTTCAATTCTTACTTGATCTTTACAAGCATCATTAAGCCCATCACCATTAACATCTTGAAACGGGAGGAATTTTGAGTTAGACATGTTTTACCTTCAAATATTTAGTTTGTTCGAACATTTTTGCTGACAATATATATTGGGGCTTGTGGGCCTATGTATCTATTTTTCCACAGCATTGCATTAGCTCTACTTTGACATAGGAGAGAGGCAACACCGGTAAGCTGCTGTGAAGTCGCTGTCGCGACCGCTGCGCCGGCCCACGGAGTAACGATCAAAGAAGCATTGGTGGGGATCTGTGTTAAAGTCATGTTAAATATAGCAGTCCAAATCTCTCCGACGATATCTGATAATTCAGATATGCACATTTGAGTTCTTTCGCCTAGGGCAACACCCTGAAGCTGGTTATGTGAGCCGGGCTTCCAGGCGTGAAGTTTGACGTTGTTTCCAGCTATTAAATCAATTTTTGGAACTGTTGGATCTATAAAGCCCCCTAGAGAATTACTTTCGCCGGCAAATCCATATCCCTTCGCGCCGAGCATTCCACCGGTTGTTATTTTTACACCCTGGCGGCCGATGATCCTAATTCCATCAGCTTTGATCCCAATTGCCGAGCGTCCTACCAGACCGGCCGCTTGTGGGGCGCCGGCGCTTGCTAGCCCAAAAATGGTATCGACATCACACAAACGAGAAATATAAATTCTGGCAGCATCCGTCCCAAAGTTATTATCAACCACCGAGCCTTTTGCGGGACCATCTCCCCGATTAGCAGATGAGTTTCTTCCAACTACTAAATCAATTGATTCTGCTGGGATACCTTTAGCACCATAGCCGCTGGCCAGGGAAGAAGGAGGGATCTGGCCCAAAACAATATATGCGCCTTGGTTCTCCTTTAGCCAGCTTCCGGCGGGGCTATTATAAGAAAAGGGTGTGCGACAAAGAGGTGTATTATAAATTCCCTTATTTTTAGGAATGCTGTTAAGTTTAATCTTAGCATCGATAAAGTCCTGTAGCGGAGTACAGCCGTTGTCGTCTCCTTTGACAAGATCTCCGTATACTTTTTCGTCTTTCTCAGCCACGTTCTTTCTCCTTTTTAAACATTAGCATAATCTGCAGTGGTTGGCGACACCCACGAACTTTGAGCAGTCGGGGCAATACCCCCTGTAGTTTGAGAGCTAAATGGCATCCAATCCATGTGCCAATGTTCATCGCGCACACCAAAAACAAAATTATAGGTTGGGCCATTTTTATTTAGCCACATAAATTCGGGCGATTCTCCTTCTTGACCATTGGTCCATCCGGAGGCGGGTCGGTCTATATCAAAAGCGGCGCCCCATCCATGATTTGAGCGGCCCGGGGTAGCAGCCATTCCATTAAACTCTCCTTTAGAGTTTTTGTCTCCTTCCCCACAGTGAAAAATGCCAGCAGATACATATCTCAGCATACGAACTGAAACCTGGCTGTCATATGTTCTATATCCTGCACATTTAATAGTTTTACCAGGAAATTTAGCTTGGTAGGCTGCTTGTAAATTCTTAAAATCAGCCATTGCCGGCGGGATTAGTTCCGCACCAGACGCGGTGTCTTTTTCTAGAAAGCCGCCCTCATCAAGCTGGCCATTTTTTAAAACAGTCCCATTCCATTCTTTATATTCTTCTATGTTCGATTGCCATGTGGTCGTATACTGTTTGGCTCCATTTGACCAATTACAAGTGCCGGGATCTCCCGTTCCACCCGTAGCGGTTGTCCAGTCCAGTGAAGCCAACGACGTACAGCTGCCAGCTTCTTCCGCATTTAAATCTGCGGCAAATTTATCTTCAGTGCGCTCATAGCTCATATATTGCAAATCATAAATGCAACCATTTGTCCCGGGTTCAGCCGTTGCAATAATATAATCATTAACACTAAAATCTGGCTCTTGGTTGCGAGTGGACAAGATAACCCGAGTGTGTAAGCAAGCCAATTTGCGAACCTGGGATATGTCTGAAGCTATTGATAAATCGCAGGGATCGGGTAAAAATTTCCGATGGGCCATTTTTGGATCCAATATTCTTCCTATGAACCAATATTTGGTATCCATCTCGTCGTTAGCATCCGCAGTTTTTGTTTCATCTAGGAGCGGGCCAGAATAGTGTTCTGGCACTGTTAACACCTTGACGAGAAAAGATGATTTGTTTTGAAAGATGTTGGCAGTAGACGCCATGTGGTCCGCAGCTTCGACCAATTGACGAAGGGTGGCATTAAAAAAGCCCATTTTATAGTCCCTCTCTCATAGCTACAGCACTACTCATTTTCTATCCCACCTTGAATAATATCAAAAAGATTGTTTTTGTCATCTTCAGACAAATCAATAGTCTCAACACGACCCTTTTGTCTAAGACCGATCAGTTTTACAAGCTGCTCATTAGAGCGCTGCATTGTTTCAATATGCTTCGCGGCGACAGGACTAAGATATTTATTCTGCTCTGCGTCATTGGCGATTTGTGTTGCAATCTCATTTAAAAACTCCCTAGCAACTTTTCGATCATTACGAATGTTGTCTAGGGCTTCATCAATCAGAGTGTCCAAATCTTTGTTGCTCATAATAGTCCATTTTCCCAATCTTGTCTAAAGTTATAATATCTCTTTCGAAATTTCTTAAGCGAATTTACAATCTGCTTAGTATTGAGATCGGTGATCTCGCGCAGATATAAGTAAATAGCTTTTTTATTAAAAATTTCAATATCCTCTTTAGATTCAAAAAGGATAATAATTGCTTTATAAACTTTTAGATCGTTCTCTTTCATCTGGGTAGCATCCCAAGATTTTATTTCTTCATAAAAGGAATTCCAAAATTCTTGCTCTTCTCGATGAGTAACGTAAGAATCGTCAGTCGATAAAAACTCTTCTTCATATCTTTTGGAAATGTTGTCTAAATCAATCTCGCGACGATTTCGCTTCTGTTGTTGTTTTACTTTGTGAATAAACCAATTCTTTGTAATCACAGAGAAATATGAAAAAGCTTTAGATCCTTTGTTGGGATCATACTTATCCAGAATGGTTACAAGCCATATTTTACATTCATCTCTTAATGAATCACAATTTGGTAAATTGGTAAATTTATATGTAAACACAATTTTATCAACCATCTCATTAAGAGCCGGTTGAATATATGTAACATACAATTCGGTTCTAACTTTTATACAGTTAGTATTGGCATATTTTACTATTGCATCTTCATGCACTTGTGTAAAATAATAATTTTTCTTTTTAGCCCTGCGGCGGCGCCGGGGTTTCGGCTTCGTTGGTATTGTCACTAAGTTCTTCATCCTCTTGGTTTTCTTCAGCTTCACTCTGTTCTTCTGTAAGGGCATAGATAAACTCAAACGTTTCTAATTGCTCATTAAAAGAAACTGCATGATTTAAAAGATGTTCCAGTGTTTGATCGCCATAAAACATCTCCAATTCATAAACAGATTTTACATGCTTTGCAAAAGCATTTATCATACTTTGAAGATCTCCCAACTCTTCAGACACAAAAAGCAAACGACCAATGGCGGCGCGGGCGTATACAAACACTCCCACATTCAGCAATACCGATAAAGTCAATATTGCAGATAAAATTATTTCAAGACGACTCATATATTTGTTCCTTTGCTTTTAGTTTTTCTTCTTCCAAAACCTCTCGGTTTTTTTCGATATATTCTCTTGTGACTTCACCGACCTCTTTGTTTTCGGTCTCGGTTCGTGTTTTAAAATACATGGGAGATGTGAGCATTTTTTCTAATGAATTGATAGACACACAATTGTTGCATTTTAAATCCGGCTGTTCGTTGTATAAATGAAAAGCCATTTGTTCGTTACCGCACGCATTGCATAAATAACGATATCTAGGCATTTACTTCACCATTTTCAACAAATCTTCTTCAGTAATTTCACTATCGCTAGAGAAACGAACAGTTGGCGGATTCAAAACCGTCAAACCATCAGCACCTTCGGATAAATTAAAGTTCTTAAGAATTGGTACAATATCCAATTGATTTAAGAGCGATTCCTGAAGAGCCATCATAATGGCACCTAGCGCCTGATTAGATAACTTTAAAGTATTTTGTTCATTGTTGTTTTCCATGTTAACCTCCAAAACATTTTTTTAGACCTTCTGATATTTCTACTTGGGCGGTCCAACCCAAATTCTTTAATTCTTTTGTATCTGCGCGAGAGGAGCGAATGTCGCCTTCTCGGTGTGGTAATCGGAGCCATTCTATTCTTCCCCTTTTATCAACATAATCACGCACATAATTCAACTCAGTTTCGACACCCGTCCCAACGTCATAGGAGGCGCCTCCAAATTTGTTATCATAATTCATACAAAAGATGTTTGCGTCTATTACATCATCAATATAAATAAAGTCTCGCGTCTGGTGTCCATCTCCATCAAGCCTCAGAGGGGCGCGCCGTCGAAGCATTTCCATCCAAGCAGAAATCACGGTAGAATAAGAGCCTCCATACGGCTGATCTTCGGAGTATACATTAAAATAACGGAGACTAACGGTATCCAGATTATATAGTTCTGAATAAAGTTTACATTCCATTTCGGTCATCTGCTTGTGTACTCCATAGGGGCTGCTGGCGCCGTAGACGGCCGCAGAGCTAGCAAAAATTACTCTCCGAGCCTTCACATGCCTAGCAAAATCTAAGACCATAGAGGAGCCTAGGACGTTGTGAGACAGCGCTTCGGAGGGGTTCTCGACACTCCACGAAACACTTGGGCGCGCAGCGAGATGAAAAACATATTCTGGTTCAAACTTAGCCCAAGGTTGGCGATTATAAAAAAGATGAGAACGAATATCTAAACTTTCCGAAGGTTCCATGGAGCGAATATCTATTCCATGAACCTCATGGCCAAGCTGTGATAATTTATCAAACAACTTAGAGCCAATATAGCCTTTGTGCCCTGTTACCAAACACTTAGCCATCAATCTCACCAATTTGTTCAAATGTGGATTCCCAATCCGTAAATCGAATAGCTTTATCGTCAACATAAAAGCGCGCTCTGGGCTTTTCAGCAGTTACTTCTGCTACATACTGAGACATGTCGTTCTCTCGGAGCCACTCCCAGATAAGATCGACACCCGTTTTTCCGTTGACTATCATTCTATCAAATCGAGCCTTCGCGCTATAAATAACAACTCTGTACTTCTTGCTTAATCTTTCTAGGGCTGCTCTAGAGCCCTCAATCGCAACGTCATAGACGGTGCCATCATAAAAGCCTTTGGAATTCCTGTGAATTACGCCGTCGAAGTCGATCCCCACATTGTCAAGTTCATCAGAATAACTATTTTCTCTAATCTTCTGAGGTGCATCATCGGTGAGGGTCTTGATCTGTTGAGTTTCTACTCCGCAACAATTTAACAAACGATAACATAGAGACATGAACATTACTTCGGAGGCATAATAGTGGCGCATGTTGGTGACAACATTTATAGCGGAAATCTCTGGATCAATAGGACGAGCAGAGATGTAGGCATTCGGGATCCCGCGCTTGTGGGCCCAGCCTACGGCTCTATCAACATCGGGGGAGGCGCCAGAAGAAGAAAGTCCAAGAACAAGAACCTTGCTCGTATCCTCATGGCATGATAGCTTGGATTCTAACCAGCTTGTGAGCCAAGAATCGTATTCATAGTCTCCGTGCCAAATGGCAACTATGTCGCTATCTGGCGTTTGTATGTTCTTTTGCCAGCCGAGATGTCGAGATAAATTAGAAGACAGATGTCGGGCGATGGCTATGTTGCCGCCATGCGTACAAATCAATATGCTTTTGCTTTCTTTAAATAAGCTTTCTAGAGCATTCCATTCCGGTAAAGAGAGGATCCTCTTATACTGAGAAATAGTGTAGCTCAAAATATCATTTATTTCTTTCATTATCTTGCTCTTTGATACATTGTAATAATCCGGCGCCAATGTCAATGTGTTGGGCGCCTACCAATTTGACAGGTAGATCTCGACTGTATGAATAAGGGGTTGTTTTATAGTGAGATTTAAGTAATTGTTCATTTTCTTGAGAACCAAATTCAACACGGATGTCATCACCTAAGATTTCTCTTATTATAGCAAACAAATCTTTAACCTTTAAGGACTTATGTCCCGTTAGGATCAGAGTAGAGTTTTTATGTTCTTCTTTCAGCGATAAAAATGATAGGCGCGCCGCATCCATCACATGAATATATTCGCGGCGCTCGTCGCCAGTGCCCTGATAAACAATCTTTTTATTTTGAAGGGCGCCCTCTAAAAATCGATACACGCTATTATTGCAGTTACTTCCGGGCCCGTAAACGGTTCCGTATCTCAAAATAGAGTAATTTACTCCATGATATTTATTATAATCCTTGATTAATGATTCAGATGCCACTTTAGTAGAGCTGTAGATCCCTCCCAGCAAAGACTCTGTATAAACTGAACTTGCAAACATATATCGCCCAACCTTATGTTTAGCGCATGCATCCAAAACTATAACATTCCCCATAATATTTGTCTTCACAGCTTTAACTGGATCTTTAATACATTCCTCTATGTCGGCAATTGCTGCATAATTAAACACAACATTGGCGCCTCGGACAGCCTCACCCACCAAAGCAGTATCTAGGATATCGCCTATAATATTATTATTTTTATCCAACGATGGATGTGCAGCGAGATCAAATGAGGTTACCTCATATTCTTCCTCTAAAAGATAGTCTATCATGTGAGAACCGAGAAACCCACTGCCGCCAAAAACAACTGCTTTCTTTTTCAAACCAACACCTCGTTATGCAGTGGGTGCTTATTAATAAAGTTTAGCACCTCCATTGTAGCGCCCATCTCCATTGAGAGTCGACTATCTCGGGAACAAGATCCGAGGTGTGGTGATAGCAGAACATTGGATAACCCTAATAGCCGACCATTGTAGGGTTCATCTTCAAATACGTCTATAGCTGCGCTAGCATGCGGGTTCTTCTTGAGCCAATAAAATAATGCGTCTTCATTAACGATACCACCGCGAGAAGTGTTGATTAGAACAACGTCTTGTTTAAGCTGTGATAATTCCTTCTCCTTCAAATAATTTAAATTCTTCTCGTTTAGAGGAATATGAACAGAAATAACATCACATTCCTTTAAAATTTGCTCTTTAGTTGACCAAAAATGGTTCGGATAACATTTTCGAGATAAATCTGTATCGGTATATAAAAGCTTTTTTGGTCGAAAACTTTCAAGCTTTTCAATAACCAATGAACCGATCCTACCATTCCCGATAACCCCTACACAACAGTTTCTTAATTCGCGGCCGATGATTCGAGACCAATTTCCCGCTCTCATTTCGGCGTCGACCTTGTGAGTAGAGCGCAATAGCGAAAGAATCTGAGAAATCGTCAATTCAGCGACAGCATTGCTCGGAGCATCTGGTGTATACGCCACGACAATCTTTCGGCGCTGGCACTCCCTCAGATCGAGTGAATCGAGACCTATGCCTACTCGCGAAATCATCTTGAGATTTTTGCATAGATCTAACTCTTTAGCGCCATAGCGCTCGGTACCAGCGATTATAATATCAGGCTCTTCGAATGATAGTGTTTCTAAAAGCTCTTGCGATGAAAATTTTCGCAGCTTATTATTGAACTTAATTTCTGCGCCGCAAGCATCTCTTAATTGTTGCAATAAAGGTGCGACGGCAGGATCCTCATAGTTAAAAGGATGTGTGGTAATCACTATCTTCATCTACACTATCTCCTTATAAAATTGTAGCAAACCAGTAGTATCCATTCCTACAGCTATAATACCATATCCTTGATATTTTTGTAATTGATTTTGCACATCTGTAGGAATATGGACCGCCATTTCATGCAATGGCACGACCGTGCGCACCTTTTGAAGAGATTCCAAGTATTCAGGATTATCAAAATTCCCGGGGTCTCCTAAACTAGCCGACAGGTCATACGGCCCAATCATGTAAAAGTCAAAGGCATATTCAGCAATTGCTTCTATGTTCTCGATGCCTTCTTCAGTCTCTATCTGCGCTATGATGCGCGGGGGGTGACTAAGCAGGGCGCCCTTTCCCCATCGATTTTGTCGGACAAGGCCGAGACCGCGCTTGCCTCCGTAACGAGGATACTTACATATCTCTTGAATTAGCCGGCATTGTTCTAC